AGGTGGAAGAAGGCACTCTCAAGGTGGCACTATAATAGAGGCAGAGAGAGGCGAGTTTGTAATGTCAAGAAATGCAGTTGAATCTGTAGGATTAGAAACTATGAATAGAATCAACCAAACTGGTGATGCAGGTGGTGTTACAGTTAATGTATCAGGCAATGTTATGACACAAGATTTTGTAGAGAATGATTTGGCAGATGCAATTAGAGAGGCTGCTAGGAGAGGAGTTGCATTTAGCTAATGAACTTACCTGCTAATTTTTTTAATGACATACAAGGCAAAGACACAAGTTTAATTCCATTAGTTGTATTTACTGATTTAGATATATTTATATCAACAAACAATCTTTCTGTAGATGGGCAATACTTTCAGCCTATATTATTAAATATTCCTTCAATTAAACAATCAGTAGATATAGAGAATAGAAGATTTAAAATATCATCTGTTACTTTATCTATTTCTAATTATGAGTATGAAGGCTCTAGGTTTTCTGATTTACTTCAAAATACATCTATGATAAACAATGAAGTTTGTGTGTATTGGAAATCACAAACATCTACAACATTAGATACAGGTGAAGATACTGATTGCCCTAAAGTATATGCAGGTAAAGTTAGAAGAATATCACATACTACTGATACAGTTACTGTAGAGTTAGAAGATTTAACAGAAGAAAAGCACAAAGAATTACCACAAACATTATTACCATCTGATAGTAGTGTTAATGACAAATATAAAAACAAGCCTATTCCTATGGTATATGGACATGTTGATAGAAGTCCAGTAGTTTTAGTTAATGGTAATAGCGAATTACAAACAGACGATAAAGATATATCCGAATATGTTGTTGAGGAAATAGGTTGGGATAGCCAACATGCTAATGAAAATTATGACCCATTATGGATTGGTATTGATAATGGATATATAAATGTTAGGAGAGTATCAAACAGGTTGCCTTCAGATGGTGCAACACAATATTTTACTGAAAATAATTTAATTATATTTGCTCCTAATTGTAAAACTATATGGGGAACAGATTTATGGAATTATGATGAAAATGGTATTAAAACAACTACTAAGGCTGAAATGGGTTACAATATTTTAGCTTGCAGAGATAATACAAATAACTATCAAATAAAACTTAAAAATGACCGAAGATACTTAAATAGTAGTGATGAGCATGCAACAACTGAAGATTTTTTTGGCATAAATATGACTATGGATAAATTTAATGCTATCAATGATGGTTCTTCTGACGAAAACAATATTGAACTGCAAAGCATAGTAAACTTTGAAAGTAATGAAGAAATTGGATTTGGTGACAATGGAATAAAAGGTCTTGAGCTGCTTTTAATGACTATGAATATTTCCTATTTACCTTCTTATGACGTTATGCCTGACGAAACACCTTGGATTATGGGTTTTAGAATGAATGGTTTAGGGATAACTAATCATAACAACTTTATATATCCTTTAAATAATGGTTTAAATTTAAGAACAGACTATGGTTATGCAATATTATCAAGAAATTTTGGAAACTTTTTTTACCACTATGATGCTATTGGTGGCACTTCAAACTTTTATGTAGATTTTACTAATATTAATGATAATAACAATGCTTATATTCCAACATTCCAAAGAAATGTTGAAAGAGAGATGTTTAATTTTTTAGACCAAGAAACCCAAAATCCTGATTCTCAACTAAACATTGAAGTTACTTATGATAACTTAACAGGAAATGACCCATATATTAATGGTGACCCTGATGCTCCACCTTCAAATGTTATAGTTTTTTACTGCACAGATAATGGTGAGATAAATATAGATTTTAGGACTATAGTGCATTTAGAGGCAAACAATTCAGTTGCTTCTTTTGATTCTATTTTAAATGTATCAGGTAATCTTAATGAAATAGAAGTTTTAAGGGAAAGCAGAGTTATTAAAATATTTGAAAAAGATTTCTATGTTAATGTTAAAGGTAGAGAGTATCAGGGTGAACTAGCACAAAACCCTGCTGTAATAATAAGGCATATATTAGAAGAAGAATTAGGATATACAGATTTTGATGAAGTTGATTACCAAGAAGCTGTAGATGTACATGATGGTATGAAATATGGCTTTACAGTATATGACAAACAAATATCTAGTAAGAAATTAATAGAGGATATTGCTAAAAGCACATTAATGTTTCCACACTTTGGTAATGATGGTAAGTTTAGGTTTAATTCTTTAAAAGAAAGCTACACTCAAGATGATTTTATTAATGCTGAAGCGATACCTGTAGCAGAAGTTATAGACTATACATTTAGTAGAACTAAACCTGAGCAAATTTATTCTAAATATGAAGTTGATTACTATTATGATTATGCACAAAAAAGCTATTTAAAGAAGGTTTCTGATGATTTTAGTATTACAGAAACATCACATTTAGATTTTTATGGATTTGAAGATTCTGATAGTAATATAGGTAAGTTAGAATCTGCATATATTAGAGATGAGGAAACAGCAAAAAAGCTAAATAGTTTACTTTTCAACTACTATAAAAACCAACACTTAACATTAAAGTTAAAATTACCAGTTAAATACATAGGTTTATCTGTAGGTGATATAGTTAAATTCAATGAGCTTTTAGGGGGTATTACTGCTTATGGTATTGATTACACACTACAATCGTTTCCAAATGGGCAACAAGTTTACCCTTTGTTTTACGTCACATCTTTACATAAAAACATTGATACTGTTTCAGTTGAGCTAATACAGCTTCATAATATTACTTCTGAAATGACAGGTGATTTTTCATATATAGATGCAGATGTACCTGATAGGGTATTCACATCTACAAATAATGAGCATCAATTTAAGTTTACATTTAATGATGAGCAATTTGTCATAGGTCAGGGATTAAATGATAGTAATTTATTGCAGTTGTTTGGGATAAATAATTGGAGTATGGTGTTTGAAGATGGAAGCACTACATTGTTATCGTCTTTTGATGACCTGTTGCCTGATGAAGTTTCCCTTACTATAGCTGATACATACAATCTATTAGAAGTATGGGTGTTAAATGAAAATCAAGAAGAATATATAGGCTCTTTAGTAAAAACTTTTGCAGGAATAGATTTCTTCATAGATATATTCCCATTAACATTAGACAATGATTCTGTTATTAAATTAGTTATCCCTCAAATTGATGCAGGTATTACTTTTGCATATAACCCACCTAGCTCTATAGTTTCTTCAGTACAAGAAGCAGTATATATTCCCCCTGAGCCTGTAGTAGGTGATATTAATGGGGATGGTGTGGCTGATATACTAGATATAGTTGGCATGGTTAGTTTTGTTATTAATCAAACTGGACTTACACAAGACGAACAAGAATTAGCAGATATAAATGGCGATGGAGTAGTTAATATTTTAGATGTAGTGCAATTAGTTGACCAAATATTGGGGAGTGAATGAGAATTTATTATGGAAATGGCGAAGTTAGATTAGAAGGTGCAGTTGATGTAGCTGCATTTGAAATGAGATATAAGGGTAATATTACTGGAAAGTCAGAATTGCCTGATAGTTGGTTTATGAAAAACAACAAGACAATGATTATTGGTGTTAGCTTAGGAAATATACAACCTGAAGTGTTATTTACTTATGAAGGTAATTTAAAAATATTATCTTGTAGAGTTACAAGTAGAGATTTATATCAGGATTATGCAACACCAACTATAGAGGGTGTAGATTTTTGGAATTTATTGCACACTAATTATGAGGATTTTACACAATTCCCTGAAAGTTTTAGTGGAACTTTTATTAATGGTAATATACCTAGAAAAACATCTATTAAAGAGAAAACAAAAATTGAAGAAACTGAAACTTGGAGAGTAAGTATATCACAGCCTACTCCACCTACAAGTTCAGGTACAGGAGGTTATTAATGCAGAATGTAGGCACACCTAGAATATATGTAGATATGACACAATATTATATAGCTACAGGCTCTAAAGTTAGAAATTATGGTGCAAGTGGTTTAGAGGTTGGAAACTACACAACATATCCAAATGATATATTGGTTTCAAGTGCTGCTGCTAATTTCTTAACAGAGGCTGAATTGCACTCAAGTTTAGGGTTAAATATGGGTGGTCAAATTACATTTCCACATGGACAAACTACAAATAATCCTGCTAGATGGTTTTCAGTTTATATGCCAAGCTATGCTTTTGGAGGTACAGGGCTATGGTGTGGTGTGTTTGGTCATAACTTTAAAAGTATTGGGATGTATAAAGCATATATAGGTTTTAGAGATGCTGAAGGTGGGAGTTTAGGTCAAGAAACAGGTGCTTGTCATCAAACAGACCCTTTTACAGCAGGTGGAGAATTTACAGAATATGATGGTTGGAGTATAAAAGCAGGAGATGTAGGAAATTTACCTGAAGCAGCTTTTCATCATATAACAATCAGTAATCATACAGGTGGTTCAAGTGAATCAGGTTATGAAGGAACTACATTCACAGGTAATCCTAAGTTTAATACTTGGAATATAGGAACATACTATGATTTTCCACATTCACCTGACCTTAACTTAACTATGTCTATAGAAATGGATGGTATTACTACACAACAAACTAAAGGTGGTGCTACCCTTACTAATGCTAGATATACTGGTGCTCCTAAATGGGGTGATTTAGGTGCTTGGGAATTAGGAGATAGCTCTACTGCTTCTACATTAGGTGCAAGGAATGGGAGAAGACAATGGAATTTGACCTTCAGCTATCTTTCAGATAAAAATGTTTTACCTATAAATGCACTTGGAAATACAGTATTTGATATAAATAGTGCTTCTCATTATACACCAAACACATATAATGATGATGGTGATTTAATAGAGATTAATGATTATACAGGGGGTGTTGATTCTGATTACTTTAATTCTAATGTGTTAGATGGAGAAGATTTCTTTAGTTCTGTATGGAACAAAACAATGGGTGGACATTTGCCATTTATCTTTAATCCACAAGGAGGTGGCTCTACACCCAATAATAATCCTGACCAGTTTGCAATCTGTCGTTTCGATATGAACTCACTACAAGTAAAGCAAGTAGCATTTAATACTTATACTATTAGTTTAAAGATTAGGGAGTGTTGGTAATTAAGGAAATATACTTCTTCTAGGGTCTTTTACTGGGAATCCAAGCTCAGCAAACCAACGAATTATTAAGTCTAAATATTCTGTAAATTCCTCTACTGATAGATGTTTAGTTGTTTCTACTTCAAACTTATGTTTTACTATTTTATGTAATTCATCTTGTGTATAACCCATTTGATTGCCTATATCTCTTAATATAGTTCTATAATAGCCATTCTGCTCAGGAGAACGAGATTTAGGAGCACTTTTTATGTCTATCCATACTTCCCCTTCATTTTGAGAAATATAGCGATTAAAGCCTGATTTATCATGTAGATTTAATTTACCATCTTTTATGTTACCTGTAAATTTCATGAGTGCCATTCCCTTAATAAGTTAAAAGCATCCTTCCATATATTAAATCTATATTTTTCTTGGAATCCATTAACACCTATAGTGTGATATTCTTGATGATGTACTCTGCACAATGGAACACAAGAATAATCTTTTTTAGATTCTTTATTTCTATTATTACCCATACCTATTGCTTCTAAGTGATGTGCATCAACTCCCATAGTTCCACATACTAGGCATGGTTTGGCTTTAATATAATCTATATAACTAGAGCCTGCCTTCAAGTTCCATCAACCTTCTATAATCATTTAACCAATCATCAAACCTCATAACAACTAGAGCTTGACCCCTATCTCTTTTAATAACTTGTAAATCAACCTCATCAGAAGGCAACATCCAAGCACCCATAGCTTTTCTTACTTTAGCTTGCACTTTAATATCTGAATCAATTAAGACATCTACTTCCTCAGCCATACCTAAGCTCATACCATTACTACCCCAAGCTCTTTTAGATGGTATATCTTTTTCAGTACACATCTGTACTATTTGTCTTTCAAACCTGTTTCCTTTTTGTTTACTTTTGTTCGGCATCTTTAACTCCCTCTGCAAGTTGGTTGATATATATATGTTGAGTTTTATTTGCTGTGGATTTTAAGTAATTTATTAGTTCATCTACTGTGTGGTTTCCTTGCAAAGTTTCTTCAAAAAAATTATTAACCCAATCCCTAGAAAATGAATATGGATATTTATCTTTATATTCTTTATAATATGACCGACCCTCTGTTATTTCTCTTAATAAATATGGGTCATCAGGTGTATCATCTTTTGGAACTTGATATATATCTATAATAGTATCCGACATATCATCTAGCCATAATCCTTTAGTGCAATCGTCAGCACCAGTAACTTTCATCAATTCAATATCAAGCCTTCGTATTCTCACCATATCTTCAATAATCTTCTTTATTTGCAACTCAGTTATTTCCATCTTCACTCCATCTTATATATCTTTTGTTTTGTTTAAAATTAGTTCCAAAATATTCTCTCATAGCACAGCTGTGGCAAATTATCATACAAATTTTAGTCAAAAGTGCTACATGCTTATAAAAAGTAGCTTTCATTTTATAAGTACCACACATTTCACAAGCTCTGCTATCTTTCTTAGCAAAGATTATGGGATTAGACATCTTTCAATACACCACCTAACTGCAAAAACCTTTTTCTTATTGTGTCTATTAGGTTTTGCCTTATAATACAACCTGCAAATTCACTTCTTTCACCTATACCTTTTTCTTGGTAGTGGCGAAGCATACTTCTGTATCCTTCTCTTACTCTCCTTCTTGCTTCGATTTCTTGCTCTGTTGTTTTCTCCATTGTTTCATCTTCCTTTTGTATTGTTTAATTTCTTCCCTTTTCCTCCTCCTATTTGTTTTCTTTTCCTTTGCCTTCTTTTTTGGCATTTTTCCTGTACTCCCTCCTTGTAAGTATAGCACCATCACTTATAGTAACATGCGAAAATTGAGATAGCTCACCCTTACTTACTTTTTGTAAGTTCAGGAAGTGTATAAATTCTGTAGCTCTCATTCTAAATGGCTAACATCTACACCAATTTCTTCTAGGGTTAGCTTTGCTATCCCAGTAGAATCATTAACATCTAGTATATTCTTTAAACCAACCTTAGCAATTCTTAGTTTTCTCTTAATTGCTGATAGCTCAAGAAATAACTGTCTGTTATTTTCTATTAGTTCTCTATTCATTTTCACTTTTTTTGTTTTGGTTTTCCATATACATCATATCTAATTCCTCTTTTTTGATAACAATTAGCACATAATGGAGATTTAACATCAATTATAACTGCCTTTTTACCACAATCCTCGCATTTATCTGATGTCATTTATTAAACCTCATATTTTTCAAAATATCTGCAACTTCTTTAGGTGAAGCATAGTCATTATTATCATCGCTATATTGCTTCAGCTTCATTCTTTGTTTGTGTAAATACCTTTTCTCTGCAATTTCTGCCTCTTTTAATGCTTCATCTTCAGGATTTGTTTTTATTATAACCACATCATTCCAAGATTCTTGATTTAAGTAAGTTGATGGGTCTTTTCTATATTGTATTTCAGGAGTGCTTTTCACATATTGTTTTGTATGTTCCATTAATTCTCCAACATTCTTACTATTTATAACCCTATTAAATATCTTTTTAACTTTAACCTTTGCCCTTTTCTTATCGTATAATTTCCACCATTGTTCAAACTGAACATTATCAAGGTCATCATTTATAATCTCTTTCAAAATCTTTTTAAGATGTTTCATTTCAACCATCTGATTTTCACCATCTATTTTCATGTAAAACTCATATTTTTTCTTTACACTCATAACATACCTTTCTTGATTTATTAATTGATGGGAAATCATCATAATGCACTATTTTATTATCTCTACTTCTTCCAGTAACATAAGGCAAATTTTCCCAACATTGTAGGCACTCAGGGCAGTAGAAAATATTATCATCTACTGCCTTGATACCTTGCCTTTCCTTAACCCTATCAGGTTCTTTGAATCGCCATAGTTGATGCAATTCATCAAAAGGAAAGTCCTTGCCCATTAAAAAGGAATATCGCTTTCATCAAAAGCAGGTTTTGGTGTAGAACTTACCGATTCCTCTTTTGGTTTTGGCTCATTGAACTTCAATGATAGATATTTCTTTCCTTTTTGGCTAGTGTTTAGCCATGCACTTATTTGGTATTCTTTACCATCAATAAGAGCAGTTCCTGAGTGTGTTGGGTGCTTTTCAGACTTAACCTCATCTTTATCTCTCCCAAACAACACTCCTGAGTTGTCTTTATTCATTTACTTCTCCTTGTATTTCATCATGTAATTCATCATAGTTAATTAAATCGCTAGGAAATGCAGTATAATCACAATCCTCACAATATAAGCATGGGTTACCATCTGCTGAACTAGAGGGGAAACAACTCCCCTCTACAAGTTCTATATCGCAATCAGGACATACTTCCATTTGCTTTCGCCCTTTCTTTAGCTAACTGCTCTTGATGTTGTATTGATAACCCTTTAGGCTTCTGTTGTGGTAAATCCTCACCTGCATAGATATAATGCCCTAAACCAAACATAGCCATACATTTAACTAAACATCTCATCTTAGTATCCGATATATCCCTAGAACTAGGATTAGATATAGATTTGTTTCGGTTATCCATTACTGGTAGCCACATAGTTCTGTGTAAATCGCCAATAGTTATAAGGCAT